GGCCATGTGCTCCCAGATTCTCCGGTGAGATGACAGATTCCAATCGTCGGCGGAGAGCGTGTCTCGAATCTCCGCAAAGTACACATTGTCCAAGAGGACGGCCCCAAGTAGCGCAATCTCCCCCTCTGCGCAGACCGGCAGAGGATCATACCCTAGATGTTTCCGTTTAGGCTTCTCTGCGATCATTTCGGGAACAACTCCTCTTGCTCTGGCTCTTTGGGAACAAACGGAAAGTCTCGCTGATTCAACTTCTCAAGGCATGTAAGGCATGGACCCAGCTTCGGAGCGTCTACGCGGTGCGGAGTGTCTTTGTAGCAAGATTGGCACCATGCCGATATTTCAACGCAATTCCCAGGATAGTGCTGCATCCTGCGCCTCCTTTGCTTTGTAGAATTCAGAACGACGATCTTGATCGAACTTGCGAACCTTCTGCGTTGGCATTATGGCCACCTTTTGTAAGCAGGCAGGCCACGTGGAAAAACGCTCTCGGAATCTGTGCGCGCACCATCCTTCGTTGTATCCCCGCTCGCGCGCCAACCCAAGCAATTCGCTGTAGAACTGCTGCTTGTCTACCATCGTCGCCTTTGGCTCTTTCTTCTTCCCAGTGATTGCAACCAACTCCCCTTGCACAGCGCGAACCTTGTCTTTAGCCTTTAAGTGCTCCCCACACATCGGACAGACGGAACGGCCAGCAGGAATCAGCGCAAAGCACTTGGGACACTTGCTCGGCTTGGGAGCGGCTTGCGTGGGATCTGATTTGTCACCCGGCTTGCGCTTGTCTAATTCCGCGTGGTGAATGTCAGTGAACATCGGGAGAGCTTCTTCACCGATGGAACCTGAATGGTCGAAGAATAAGAGTCTTTCTTTCCCATCAGCCAGCCGTATTCCCCGTCCCGCCGCCTGTACCAGCTTGATTTCCGATCTCGTGAGACAAAGGAAAATAATGCAGCGAACGTCTTCATCGATCCCGACCACCAAACATCCGACCGAGGAAATGATCTTGTATTCCCCACTTCGATACTTGCGAAACGTCTCTTCTCTTTCTTCCCGCGTGCAATTGCCGTCAATGTAGCCGCAACCTACCCCGGCGTCTTGGAACTCTTTCTGCATCCGCTGGGCATGAGCGCGGTTCACGCAGAACATGAAAGTCTTTTCTCCGGGGCCTTTCTCCTGCCAATTCTTGACGACGTTGCCGACGATCTTTTGCGTGCTCATCGCGGCTTCCGCTTCTTTCTCGACATACTCGCCATCGAAATTGACGGAGACCTTAGTCTTATCTGGTTCAAAGTCATCAGGAACACCATAAGCCTCAACCGGCGTCAACCAGCCTTCAGAAATAAGTTCTTGAGTGGTTCCGAAAGTAATCAGTTTCGTCCACCGAAGTCCCATGCCCTTCGCCCAAGGAGTAGCTGAAAGTCCGATAACTATTTTCTTGGCCCACGCTTCCGAGTCGAGAATTTTGTTCAAAGCAGCATAGCGAATATGAACTTCGTCGATCATCACAACATCGACTTCCGGCAACATCCTGCGCACTAAAGTCTGGACGCTGGCGACCTGGACCGCCGCATTCCAGTCCGTTCGTTCATGTTGGGCTTGGATAACTCCAATGTCGGAGATTCCTTGCGCCTCAAAACGTTGGACAGTTTGTTCTATGAGGGAGAGTTGAGGAACGGTGAAAAGAGGACGGTTACCTTTGGCGAGTGCGGCTGAAATGATGTGCGCTGCTATGACCGTTTTGCCTGATCCGGTCGGAGCTTGAAGTACGATGCGTTTATGCCCCTCCCGTATCGCCTGCCGAATGTTGGATATTGCTAGTTCCTGCCGGGGCCTGAGCGGTTTGAGCGTAAGTGTGCCCTCAAATTGCAGACAAGAAGCCATCCCTTTTCCTTCCGTCTCGGGGGTTTGTTCAAGATAGGGCATCAGTATATGCCTCGCACCGCAGTTTGCAAGTGATTATTCGCGTACTGTGGGATACCGTCCACGCAGATTTGTGGTTACCAGCCGATCTGGGAATGGGGAGTTGATAAATTTCTGCATTTCGGCCTCAGGTACCGGATGCTCTTTGTCGCCGTAGAGGTAGAAACGAGCGCCTTCTTTAGAGGCAAACGCGGCCCTCAGAACGCCATTCCTCCACCCAACGGCAATGATGTTGTGCCCCTTGGTCGCGTGCATCTTCCAAGGCTCCCGGTATTGCATTGCCGGTTTGTCGAACTCATACCCCCGCTTCTTGGCCTCGGCGTGGGCATAGCGCTTGTATTCGTCTCCCCGCAAGTGCATCCACCCTATTACATTGTTGTTCCATGCTTGCAAACTATCGATGGACGCAAACTCCGATTCCCATATTTCCATCTCACTTGCCGGCACGATGTGCAACTCCTCTCCGCCCACCGAAACAATGCTCTCAATACTCCACATGTCACTTTTCCCTACGCTGATCTCGAACTCGCAGATACAGCCCTCTGATTTAACGACTTCCTCGAACAGCGACTTGTGAAAGCAGAAGACGAGATTATGCCCCTGAAACGGCTCGTCGAACAGCGCAGCCAGGTAGTCGCAGGCTTTCTCTCTCGTCTTCTTTATGAGCACACGCTTTACCATGCAGGTAAGGCGTGTGCCGTTCAGGGTGGTCATGGTTTACCCCCTGCGGATGATTTCGTAAGATTGCGCCAGATCTGTTACCGCATCCCATGTGCGGTTTTCACTGAGGATCAGAGACACCAATTCGTCGGCCACCTTCATGGCGTCCGGCTTCTCAGGCTCGGGCTTACCATTCGGCTTTCGTGCTGGCGTTCCCAGTTCCTTGCGCACGTCAGAAGCGGTGATCGTGCCTTCCTTCCTCAAGACGTTGCGCTGGTGTTCTGCCGACAGTTTGGCGATGGCCTTGGCCGCGCTGCCGACGATGCGGCCTTCCTTGAGAGCCTTCTTCGCCTCGGGAACCATCTCGATCAGTTGAAGACGCCCGCGCACCCATGACACCGATTCACGATAGGTCTCAGCAATCTGCTCTTCCGTTAGCGCGTACACGTTCGCAAGCCTCTGACAGTTGTAGGCATCATCTAGCGCAGTGGTAGTGTTGCGCACTCGGTTCTCTTCGATGTTGGCCAGGAACGCTTGCTGCGCGTCCAGTGCCGTGTAGCAGCACCGGAGTTGAATCGGTTTCTCAGCAAGGCCCTTGCGATTGATTTCTGAGACGGCACGCCACCGCGAGAAACCTGCCACCAGAACTGGCTTTCCAGCTTCGCGCCGGATGGTCACCGGCTGCAATTGCCCGTGACGCAGGATTGAGTCGATGATCCACTGAATGTCGGGAAGTTCATGCCGGCCGTTCATCTTCGGATCAACCTCAATGTTCTGCGGCAAGAAACGGTATTCGGTCGTGCGAGATCCTTCTACTTGAAATTCAACTGCCATCTTCCTTGTCCTTTCCGGTTACGCTGCTACCATTCCCCGCGTCTTCAGTGATTCAAGAGCGGCTTCGATTTCAAGGTTGAACTTCCCTACTTCGTCTTCCATCGCTGCAACCCGCTTTCCGTCCAAGTCGAAACGAATGATGAGCAGACGCATGTCTTCAGGCAAACGAGGATCATAGGAAACGAAATGCCCCCAAGTCCGTTCGCAGCACGCCATCTCCCACAGCATTTGGGGCTGGTAGTCTTCGGGAACGGTGCCAGCCATCAGGTAGGAAAGGTGAGTTGTCGTCTTGGGGCACTTCACTTCGAGAATGCCGTCAGCGTCCAGAAGGCCATCCGGTGACGCTCCCGAGTAGTCCATGGACGGATGTACTGCGAATCCGACCGTCTGAATCAGGCAGTCCATCGCGACCTCATAAGCGCCCTTCGCTTCAAGTTCGTGATCGATTCCCCATTGCATCTCGGCAGTGACGACTTTCTTCTCTGCTGAGCCAGTCAGACGTTCCGCCATCAAGTCCATCCGGTAATCGCGGCGGCAGGCCATCTCGCCTTTCCCGCTTTTGAGGTAGGCCATCACATCGGACATACGGGAGCCGGTTATGCGGCCAACCCGAGCTTGGAGCCATTCGGCGGAGCCTTGCGTGCAATCGATAAATTTAGGCATTTAGCACCTTCCCTTCCTCTCTTTCGATCCCCACCGACGAAGAGCTTGAGAAAATCTTTCGATGCGTTCATATACGGAGTCCAACTTGACGCGAAACCACACTTCTACGATGTCGCACAATTTGGTGCGCCGAGTTATCGGTAATTCCACCGCTAGTTCTTGATGATTTTTCTCCATCAGTACACCACCTGGACGTGAGGAATATGGCTGTCAATGATTGCAGCGATGATGCTCTGGGCCATATCGCCGCAGACTAATCCCTCGCCGCCTTGAGTGCGGATGACTCCCTCGATTGCTTCCTTGGCCTCGCGGTGGACCTTGATGCGGTGACGCTGGTTATTCTCCCGTGCAGTTTCCACCCTGCGTTGCACCTCAACCTGAAGCGCGCGATCCCGTTCAGCCT